GGCCGCTTACGAAAATTAAGTTTGCTCCTGGAATCGATAAACAAGATACATCAGTTGGAGCAGAAGGTCGTTGGGTAGATTCAGATAATGTAAGATTTAGATATGGCCTACCAGAAAAAGTTGGTGGTTGGCAATCTCTTTTAACAGATACTATTGTAGGTGTAGCTAGAAAACAACATGCTTTTGTAGATAAACAAGGTAATAGATATGTTGCAATCGGCACAGATAAATTTTTACTTTTATATTTTGAAGGTCAACTATTTGACATATCTCCTCTTAAAACTGCTATTACAGGCGCAACTTTTACTTTTAACGGAACAACAACTGTAACTTTAACAGCATCAGCTGATCATGGAATTTCTGTGGGAGATATAATTAGATTAAGTTCAACAACTTTACCAGGTGGCACTACAGGTGTTACAACAGCAACTTTTAATGATACAAACTTTCAAGTTTTATCAGTGCCTACCTCTACAACTTTAACTATTCAAGCAGCTACGGCTGGTTCAGCGTCTAGTGGTGGATCAGTAACTATTACACCTTATGAGGTAGTTGGTCCTGCAGCACAATCTTATGGTTATGGTTTTGGTATTGGAAACTATGGTGGAACAATTACTGGTGTTGCACAAACAGAATTAGATGGATCATTAAATGCAGACACTGCTGGTACAGGTGGAGCGGGGACAGCGATTACAGTTGACTCAACTACTGGTTTTGATGCTGCCGGTACAATTCTAGTAGAGAATGAATTAATTACATACACATCAAAAAATGCTACAAACTTTTTAGGTATTACTAGAGGTACGAATGGAACCGCAACTGCTGGCACATCAAATGGTCAAGCACACAGTACTAACACCGTTGTTCAAAATGCAACTTTATTTACAGGATTTGGTAGCGCAGTACAGGCATCAACGGTAACTCTTGAACCAGGACTTTGGTCTTTAAGTAATTTTGGTGAAGTATTAGTTGCAACGATTGCAAATGGTAAAACATTTACTTGGGACGCAGGAGCTGCTAATCCTACAGGAACAAGAGCTTCAACATCAACATCAGGATTTTCAACAACAAATAATCCAACCGCAACCAGAGTTACATTAATTTCACCAACTACACGACACTTAATTCATTTTGGTACAGAAGAAACTATAGGCACACCATCAACACAAGATGATATGTTTATTAGATTTTCTGCAGACGAAGACATAAATAATTATACAGTTGAAGCAACAAATACAGCGGGAACACAAAGATTACAAGATGGCACAAAAATTATGGGTGCGTTAGTTGCAAAAGAAAATATTCTAGTGTGGACCGATAATGCATTGTATGCCATGAAATTTGTAGGTGCACCATTTACATTTGGCTTTGAACAAGTTGGTACTAACTGTGGACTCATTGGTAAAAATGCAGCTATTGAAATTGATGGTGTTGCCTATTGGATGGGTAATAATGGTTTCTTCTCTTTTGATGGTACAGTTAACACACTACCATGTTCTGTCGAAGATTATGTTTATGATGATATTAACACAACCAAGGGTCAACAAATTTGTGCAGGTATAAATAATTTGTTTACAGAGGTTATCTGGTGGTATCCAACAACTAATGCTAATTTTAATGACAGATATGTTGTTTATAATTATGGTCAAGATAATGCAAGATTACCTATGGGCAATTGGTACACAGCCACAAATACAAATTCAATGAGAACAACTTGGATTGATTCATTGGTTTATCCAAAACCCTACGCCACAGCTTATAATAGTTCTAGCACAGGAACTTTTCCTGTTATTCAAGGAGAAACAGGTTTAGGACAAACTGTATTATTTGAACACGAGATAGGAACGGATCAAGTTAACCCTGATGGTAGTACAACAGCTTTAACTTCTTTTGTAGAGTCATTTAGCTTTTCTTTACAAAAAGATCAAAGTGAAATATTTCTAGCTATGCGTAGATTTTTACCTAACTTCAAAGTATTAACAGGTAATAATCAAGTAACTATAGCAGTAAAAGATTTTCCTGCAGATCCAAGTGCAGCAACTACATTGAGTCCTTTTACAATTTCATCTAGCACTACAAAGGTTGACACTAGAGCCAGAGGACGATATGCAAATATTAAAATAGAAAATACAGGTGCCGGCGAATCGTGGAGATTTGGTACCTTTCAAGTAGATTTACAACCAGATGGAAGGAGAGGATAATGGCAAAGATAGTAGTAAGATTACCAGAACCTAAAAAAGAATATAGTGAAGATAATCAAAGACAAATTAACAGAGCGTTAACTACAATTATAGAACAATTAAATTCTACATACTTAACACAACAAAAAGAAGATCAAGAACGATTTACTTGGTTAGGATTAGGCTAGTGGCAAATATATATAAAAACGATAAAGTAAGTTTAACAACTACAGATGTTACGACACTTTACACAGTGCCATCTAATTCAAGAGCTATTGTTAAATCATTATTAGTTGTAGAAGATGCATCTGGATCAGCAGCAGTTAAGATAACATTAACCAATGCAGCAGGCACGGCTTTTGTAGTTGATAATGATGTTACTTTGACATCAGGTCAAAAAGAACAAGTGTTAAGTGAGCCACTAATTATGTTAGAAAGTGAAGTATTAAAGGTGCAAGCAACTAGTGGTAATGTAGATGTTATTGCATCTATACTAGAAATTAACAGGGAGGATAGATAATGCCATTTGTAGAACAAGAAGAATCATACAAAGATGAAATAGTAGAAGGTAAAAAAGTAAAAGTTTATAAGCCCAGAGTTGAGATAACTATTAAAAATTTAAAAACAGATAGAGAATATCTATCAGATGCAGAAGCTCAAGCTGATGTAGATAGCGCTGTAACGGATACAAAACAAGAAGATATATCAAGAAATGTGAATGTTATTGTAGGACCACATGCCTTTGGTAATAAAACAAATATATAGGAGATTGACGCAAGTCAGAAAAACAAGTAAAATTAACAACTATGCCACTTAAAAAGTTCAAACGAGCAGTCAAAAAAATAACTAGACCAATAGCAAAGGTATTAGATAAAGTCGTACCTAATGAGGTTAAACCATTTTTACCTTATGCTGCAGCAGCTTTTCCATTTTTAGCACCAGGTGCTTTTGGAACTCTTTCTGCCACAATGCCAGGATTTGGCATACAAAATGCTTTTTTAAGAGCAGCAGCGCAAAGAGGTTTAACAGGATCAGGATTAAATATTTTTTCTCAATTAGCACAAGAAGGTAGTGAAGGTGATATTAATTTAACTAGAGCAGCTATTGCAGGGATACCTGCAGCGTTGGCCACTCCAGGTCTTGCAGAGAATTTAGGAGTTCAATCTCAATTAGTAACGGAAGGAGCAGTAGATCCTACAGCATTTGGAACTCAATTAAAATCAGGTAGTTTAGATCTTTTATCTAAAGCGGCAGGAGCAGCTGAAAAAGGTGCTTCAGCAGATTTATTTTCAATGGGTAAAGCCAAAGCTATAGCCACTCCATTATCATTAGAGGGAACTTTTGATGCCGTTGCATTTGCTAAACAAGCGGAGGCAGATTACCTAGCTGAATTAGCAGAATTTAATAGAATGGCTGGTGAGCAACGAGAGGCATCAGATGCCGATAGAAGAGCACATATTATAGCTTCTATGACTAGAGCTAACTTTACAGAAGATGTTATTGACGATACCCTTGATCAATTAGGACTATTATTAAAAGACGGAGGTAGAGTTGGGTTACAAGAAGGTGGATTGCCTACAGTTGAAAGTTTAGGTGGCAGTGGACCTAATGTTCGAGGTGGAAGCATTGTTTATGATTTAGGTAATGGTGAATATATTTATCGATCACCTGTTGGTTTTGAATTAATAAGAGATGGTGTTTATACTTCATTAGGTTCAGGAGAAGGAAGTGCTCAAACTCTTGAAGATCTTTTTGATCGAGGAATACTTTTGCGTAGAGCTGATGACCCTATTCTTTTAGCTCAACAAGCAGCAAATGCACCAACAACAACTGCACCATCAATAATTGGAGAGGATCTTAAATCACCTGCAACAACGACTGCACCAACACCAACAGGAATACAAACAATACCAGGTGATAAAAAAGTATTTAACGTTATGCTGGATGAAAAAGGAAATATGATGAAAGATCAAAGTTTACTAGAATTGTTTAGAGAAACAGGCACAGCACCTGAAATTGGAATAGGTGGTCCCGTTCCAATTAGAAGTATATCAGATGTATTTAGATTAGCTGGAATTACAGGTGAGGATAGTGTTGCTATGGGAACAGATTATCAACCAGGTAGAGCATCTGTTTTAGACTTTCAAGATGCATTACAAAGAGTAGGTGGCGGCACAGATGCCCAACAACAAGCACAAACACAAGATTTTGCTCGTAATGAAGCAAATAGATTATTAACAAAAGCTTTTAAATCAGCAAATATTTCAGGAATAAATCAAAAAAATAGATCAGGTATTATTAATGCAATGGCTAATCAAATGCTTCCTGCAAATGTTCCAACAGCTGTAATGCCACCTTCTAATACAGCAGGTATGAGAGGAGGGTTTGCAGAACCAGTTACTTTAGACGGTCAACAATTTACTAATGAAGCAGATGCAATAGCAGCTCTTGGAATAGAGAGATATAATCAACTTATGGCTAAGGGTGGAAGTATAAAAAAA